GTGGGATCAGAGCGAAGTTTGTAAGAATTGTGATGGTTCTGGTGTTGTCGAGATTTCAAAAATAGAATGTGAATTTTGTTTTGGAACTGGTTATGAAGAAAGAGATGAAGCATCAAACGAAAAAGGAATATACAATGTCTATGCACATGATTCGAGGCGTTCAAGTACACGGAAAATCTAAAATTAAAAAGAAGCCTGGATGGAAAGAAAGAGAAGCTGAACATCAGGCTTTTCTTGATCGTATGGGTGTGAAAGGTACTAAACAAGACTATCGTCATGAACGGCCAAAATTTAAAGTTTCAAGAGATCAATTATCAAATAGTATTGATAACGGTACGCTAAAAGAAACGAATAAATATACAGGTAATGAGATTGCTGGTATTGTTGTAACACACAAAAGTAATCTTATGCCAATTCGTAAAGACAACAAACAGGCAGCAGTTGATGCAGCGAGTATGCGTAGATGATTTTAGATAAGCACGTTACTGAAGTAATTAGTAATAATGTAAATATGACGGTGCCATATTATCTTATGGCATCGTATGCTTACTATGAAAAAGATGATCCAATATTATCTGATGATTTTTATGATAAATTAGCAAAAAATATTCTTAAGCAATGGGACAATATTGAACACTATCACAAACAACTACTAAGCAAGGATGTTTTAGAAGCAGGCAGTTATATCGGAAAATATCCAACTATCATCTCAGAGGCCCTTAAAAGCTTAAGAAAGACTGCTAAGAAATGAATCAAGATGATAGAGACTTTATCATTAATGCAGTGAATCGACTTCTAAAAGTCCCTTACGCAGCTCTTACTAATGCTGAAATTGTAAAATTAAAAGGTTTACTTAGAAAATTATGATTACAGTTGAACATAAATATGATCATAGTATTATTACCATTTTAGATAATAATGGAAAAACCGATGATGTGGAAATTATAGTTGACGAAGAACTCTGTTATATTCGTCAGTATACTGATGACGATGATTTTAATATTGTGGTAATATCACCATACATGTTAAAAGAATTAGTAGCAGCGTATGATATGGCTGAAGGCTCATATGTTACCGCAGGTAAATCATAAAAAAATAAAAAAAAATGCATTTAAGGGTTTACAATAGCTCTTATTTGTGTTACTATAATCATATGTTAAGGAGACAACTATGCTTGAACTTGGTTTACTTGTAAGTGGGATTATTATTACTTCCTATATTATTGGTCGTAGAAGCGCAAAAGAAGAAAACGTTGAAGGCATAATTGATCTTGTAATCACTAAACTATGTCATGATGGCTATATTCATTACGAAGAAATGGATGATGGAGATTATGATTTAATCAAAATAGAGGACTTTAATAATGGTAACTCGTAAGCTTACAAAGAAAGCTAAAGTCAAGCAAACATTTTCCCGGCGCAAGTCAACTGGATTTACTGCTGGGCCAATGGGAAACTTTCGTGATTTTAACGATTATTGCCGTACTGATCTTGATAAAAAAGATATTGCATCAAAGATCAAGTCTTATATTAAAACAACTATGCCAAAAGATCAGGCTAAAATTGCTCTTGAAGCACCTGAATGGGCTTTTACTGGTTTACCTTTTGTAGCTGCTACTATTGCTTGGAAAGAAATGGATAAAGAATTTCCAATATGGTGGAAAGCCGAAGAATGTTTAAATCGCCATATGAAAGAAATTCTTGGCCGGGGAAAGAAAAACATTGCTAGAAAAGCTGACCTTGCTGATGATATATCACCTCAAAGAAAAACTATACAAGAAATTTTAAAAGAAAAAACATCAGAATTTATTGGCCAAGTTGAACATGTTCTTGATCAATATGATCCTAAAAATCATAAGGAATGCATGAAGTATTCACTCTATGATGAATTAAAAAAAGTTGATGCTGCAAATAATACAGCCAAAGCTGTTTTGGATTACTATACACCAATTCGTAATGAAGCAAAAGAATTAGTTGAAGATAAAACCGAAGATTTGGTTGAAGCATTTTCACATCTTTCTGTTCCAGAACGTAAAAAATATCTTGAATTTCTTAATCAACTTGTAAACGATACTGATAAATTCATGGCATCAAAAAAGGCATTGCGTACTACTCGTAAGCCAAAAGTTAAAACTGCAGATAAGCAAGTCGAAAAACTTAATTATGCAAAAGAGTCAAAAGAGTATAAACTCACTTCAATCCATCCAACTTCTATAATTGGTGCAATGCGTTTATATACCTTTAATGTAAAATACAAAGAGCTAACAGAATATGTATGCCAAAAATCTATTGGTTTTGAAGTAAAGGGTACTACTATTCTAGGCCTTGATGCTGATCTTTCACGTAGCACTAAACTTCGCAAACCGGATGATTTTATAAAAGCGGTTTTGACAAAATCTGCAAATCAAATTAGAAAAGAATGGTCTGAGCTCACGACTAAAACTAAAGATGAAGTAAATGGTCGCATCAATAAGGATACTATCCTTGTTAGAGTTATGGCTAAATAGAAAGGATGATTATGCAAGAAGAAGTAAAGTTCATGAACAGAGCCAAGTTTGGTAAGTTAATTGAAGAACAAGTCGTTGATAAAAAATTATCATATATGGATGCTGTTATTGAGACATGTGAGATCACCAATATTGATCCACAAGATGTAAAAAAGTTTATATCAAATGTGATCCGAGAAAAAATTGAAGCTGAAGCAATGAGTCTTAATTTTTTACCAAAACAAAATGAATTATTATTCGAATGATAAGATGGTGGGATTATGTAGTAATATATATATTTGCAGATATACTTTCGTATATTGCAATTAATCTTTCTAGTAACCCTATAATCGTACTGGCAATGTTCTTAAATGCTTATTATTTTTGGGAATGGTATTGTGCTTTAAGGTGTAATCATGAGCAATGAAGAAATAAATGAATTTATTAAAATGTTTAAAGGAGTGCTACCCGATCCAGACAACTATCCAGTAACTTTTGACTACTATTATCAACTATATAAACACACAAAGGAAAACAAGAATGTTTGAACTAATTATGATTACGATGCTCTTTTTGAATGACAATGAAGAGTTTTTTGCTGTAGGAGCAGCAAACAAAGCGGCTGGAAATACATGGCAATATGTCGGAACTCAACCTGTTCCTGAAGGTCATGTTGCAATTCCATCAGTCAATCCTGACACTGGTGAAGAGACAGTTATTTTTGTCAGAAAATAATATAAATAAAGGTATACTTCATGTCAAAAATGTGGTATAATAATTCAGTTAATACAAAACATAATTCAGCAAATATAAGGAATATAATATGTCTTTTGCAAATCTAAAACGGAACCGTGGTCAAATTGATAAACTTGTAGCAGCAGCAGAATCTGCTGGCGGTTCTACAAACAAATACACAGATGATCGTATTTGGAAACCTACAGTCGATAAACAGAATAATGGTTATGCTGTTCTTCGTTTTCTCCCAGCTACAGAAGGTTCTGAGTTGCCATGGGTTCGTTATTGGGATCATGGCTTTAAAGGCCCAACTGGTAAATGGTACATTGAACGATCACTTACATCTATTGGACAAGATGATCCAGTTGGTGAAGTCAATAGCCGTCTTTGGAATAGTGGTGTTGAGTCTGATAAGACAATCGCTCGTAACCAAAAACGTCGTTTGCATTATGTATCAAATGTTCTTATCGTATCTGATCCAGGCAACCCTGCCAATGAAGGTAAGGTATTTCTCTATCAATATGGTAAGAAAATCTTTGATAAACTAATGGATGCAATGCAGCCAGAATTTGCAGATGAAGAACCAATCAATCCATTTGATTTTTGGACTGGTGCTAACTTCAAACTAAAAATTCGGGATGTTGAAGGTTATCGCAACTACGACAAATCAGAATTTGCTTCTCAAGAAGTACTTTCTGATGATGATGCAAAACTTGAAGGTATTTACAATTCAATGCACGATTTGGCTGAGTATACTGACCCTACTAAGTATAAGTCTTATACAGAGCTAAAAACTAAATTGATGAGTGTGCTTGGAGAATCAGCAGTTGCTGGAGCTCCCACTGTGGCCCAAGAGCGTAGCCTTGGAGAAGAAAAAGTAGCGCCACCTATTAAATCAGCTCCTGAACCTGCAATGAGTGCTGTAGCTAGTTCAGATGATGAGGACGATATCATGTCGCATTTTGCTAATTTAGTTAACGATTAAATATAACTATATAACTGAGAAATGCCGGCTTAATTGTCGGCATTTTTTTTTAATACTGCCATTTACGTCCTAGGATATATCGATTTACCCAACTTGATTCAGTATCAGTTGAACCTTGAGATGCAGCAACATAATTATTTTGAATACTACTATAATTCCCAGTGCCAGTGGCATCCATTCTCTGTGCTGCCGCCGCAGCAATTGTCGCAGTGTTTATGCTAATAGCTTCTGTTAAATTTGAAATGGTTTCTTTTTCTGACTGCACTAGCTCAACTGGCGTTTGGGCTGCTTTAAACCTATTTCTAAAATTCTCAGCATCGGCGTTGTTAACTCTAGATATAGATCCGTCCTGATTAGGTACTCCATATGTTCGCATAGTTTCCGATATTAATTTGGCTTTAGACTGACTTATCATAAGCTCTGCATCAGTTAATCCATGAGTAAAATCATCAGAAACAATTTTTGTATTCATTCCTCCTACAAATGACATTCCAGCTGAATTATTAGGATCAAGAGTAATTGGTTTCGAAACCAATCCTACTAATTGTAATACCTTTTCACCACCTGGAACTACCATAGCAGCATTTATTAACATTTTCTTAATTGCTTCACCACTTGGAATAATACTTACAATTGAAGCTAATAATTCAGATATTGAGTTTGTAAGTGACCCTATTAGATCGAAATCTTTAAGCGGATTAAATTTAGCAATTTCATTTGGAATAGTATCAGTAAAGAAACATTTAACTGCTTCAAATTTTTCAGTAATAAATTCCATTGGATCAAAATTAGCATATGCTTTTTTCCATTCTTCCATCTTGCCTGGAATTGTTGTAGTAAAGAAGTCTTTAATTGCTTCCCATGCTGGTTCAACAAGAGGCGTTAAACTAAATTCTTTTAGACATTCAGCAACACCATCAAATCCTAATTTTCCAGCAATCCAAGCTGGAAGACCAAATAATATAAAATCTATTGCTTCTGTAAATCCTTCAATAAATTTAATTACTCCGCCTTCAATACCACTTGTTAATTTTTTAGTAAAGCTTGCTTCTCCATCCTTTGTAAATCCTTCGTAAAATCCTGTTACAAAATCTATTATACCTATGAATATTCGAGTAAGTGGAGCCATTACAACTGACATTACATAGCCAAATGGCTTAAGCAAAGGTTTCATAAATGTAAATATCTTATTTAAAAATCCTAGTATACCAGTTCCAGCTTCTGCTCCACCAGCTCCACCACTTAATGTTCCTATCACACTTCTTAATCTCTCACCTATTTTATCTGCACCTTCTGGCATTTCAAATTTAATACGTGGAATGTTATCAAAAAATGTACCAACAGATGTTTTAATGCTTGTAATTTTACTACCCATATCAAATTTTAGATTATCTCCTACAAATGTCTTAGTACTATCAAAAAATCCACCAACACCAGTTTTAATGGCTGTAATTCTATTTGTAAAAGCTTCTGGTAATGTTAACTTTTCTGTTACCATTAGTTTAGTGCTATCAAAAAATCCACCAACACCAGTTTTAATGCTTGTAATTTTATCAGTAATAGTTTTAAATCCTTCAGTTCCAGCTCCGGGAAGTAATAATTTTAATTTAGCTATTATGTCTGTAAAAAAACTTAGGCTTCTAGTTTTAATGTTTGTCATATGTTTAATAAATTCGTCTGATGCGCCTGCCCATGCTTTATCAAATTCTAAATATATGCCACCAAGAAATAAGTTTACTCTAGTTTTAATAGAACTCATACCAGTATTAAAATCATCCATCTTATCTACAAGATCTGTATTAATTTTAGTTGCAATGTCGCTAAAGAATGTTGCAACATTAGATCTTATTGCTGTTACATCAACTGTTGGTATTTTTTTAGTCCATTTAGTAAAATCATATGGCTCGCCAGCAAGATCTACAAATCGTATTTTTGGTAAATCTGGCAGTTTGATTTTAAAATTTTTGACACTGTCAGCAAATGTCGACATTGTGGTGCCAATTCCAGTTATGGTAGTTTTAAATGTAGTAATAGTTTTTCCAAAAAGACTAAACGTTTTTGGAAGAGCAAGAGCTCTTATTACTGCATCAAGTCCTGTTAAAGATGCTCCAAGAGCAACAAGCGCTGGAATAGCAAATGATCCCATTGGAGGAATTATAGGTGACATACCAGAACTACTTGATGAACTACTTGTAGCTGCTGCACCAGNACCACGAACACCTCTTCNTGGTNCTTCTCTTTCTGCTTCTAATTGTTTTCCAGTCATTCGAGCAGCTTTTTCATGGAACTTAAGAAGTTTATTAACTGANTTTGTAAGNTTATCAATTGCATCAACATTTTCTTCATTGACTACAACTTGATCCTTATTTACATCAATAAGCTGTTTAGTTAATTGTTCTATAGTCGCCATATCTATTCTTTCTATTACATAAGACCGTTTTTACGATCTCTTGCTTTATCGTTTTCTTCTTTTATATGATCAGCAAGAAGCATCACATAAATTTCTCGTTCCCAAGGTATCATGTTTTCTAGTTCACTTAATGAATAATTATGATCTTGCATCATCCTGAAATTACTCTTGTAAAAGTTTATGAGACTTTCATGAGAGAGGCAAACTAAAAAAAATCAGACATTCCTTGTAATTTAATATTATTATGGTGTCCACAATTAACGCAGGTAAAACTAATATCCTTTACTATTTGTGGCATTTGTTCAGTATAGTTTTTAATCATTTCAAATTGAGTAGTACTTAAAGATTCTATAAATGCATCAACAGATGCTTGGGGTTCGTCTTTTAATATAATTTGATCATCTGCAGTATTCACATATTTAATACATTTACCAATCATCATCATTGTCATATCTGTTGAATTCATTTTTTCCATATCAGATTCATATAAATCAGCATATGCCGGCCATTGCATTTCTAAACTAATATCATCAGTAAGAACAATTATGTTACTTATATCAGGCATCGCCGGAGCAATATCTGATAAATCAACTTGAAGTTCATTTGCTGTCTCACATTCAGTACATTTTAAACTGAGTTTACTTGTTTCACCAACAGATTTAGATCTAATTGTAACAAACATATATTCAATATCAAAAATTGCTAATGAATCCCAAACAACAGAATTTTTGGGATCATAAACACATGCTTTAATAGTATCAATAATGGCTGAAAACATTTCGTTTGTATCTTCAGATTCCATTGCAATCATTAAAACTTTTTCTTCTCTAACCAAGTATGGTCTAAACTTAAGTGTTTGATTAGTAGATGGAATTGTCATTTCATATTTTGGTGTATCATTTAAAATTGGTAGTGCCATTATATTACCTCATGGTTTAAAAATTATAAAAAATTATGTGAATGTACTAGTACTTAATCCTGTTGCATCATTTCTTTCTCGATATAATCGTGCATTTGCTAGTCCTTTAGCTTTTTTCTTTTGAATTTTAACAAAATTATCTAATCCATTTTCAAAGTCTAGATCAGCACTTGATGTGGTTGGTGCATATCCTACTGCTAAAGTTTGGTATCTAGTATAAGCTAAAGTTACTGTGGTATCAACAATACCGTTATTCTCATTGGAAAATTCTTGAGCATTTAAAGTTGTAGGAAATGCATCTATTAAAAGAACACCATATGTCGCTTTGCCAGTTGTATCCATTGCAAATATTCTTACATCTTTTGCATATCCTGGTCGACCAGGTGTTCCATATTTAAAATTCAATTCTTGAGTATCTTGATTTACTTGAGTGTCTTGCCAAGTTTGAAAATATTTTCTTATAGGCCAAGAGTTTGGTTCGTAAAAAGAAAGGATTACATCTGATTGAGCATATCCATATGTTATTTTTTCCTGTTTTATACCAATTAGTCTTTCAGACGTCAACATTTGATTTATAGGTAGACTACATGATCTACATAGCCAAGTTAAATTAGGTTTATTGGGTAGATCATTTGCTACTTTACTTTCTCTACCTTTAAATGTTTTATTATCATTTCCAATTGTATTACCGGCAGGCAAAGATACTAAAAATTTATTCGGGCGAGCTAAACCATCTTTTAGAGCACCCTTCATTGCATCAATATTAAAAATTGAATTATTACCCATTTAGTACACTCCTTGAATTTCTATATACTTCACGACCAGATGCTTTTTGCCAAGAAGCTGTCGGTAGAAAAGTTGCAATTTCCCACTCCGGAGCATGTACAGTTGCTAATCTACTTCTTAAATGTTTTTTAAGATAGTGTTTAATAGTTGGTTTGTAATATTGCATATTACTTGCAGCTTTTACTGTTCGATATGTAACATTAAAATCATCTTCTTTTGCATTTTCCATTAAAGCATCAAGAAACTTAGCTCTTAATAGTGGAGGTAAGTAATGTAAATTCATACCAAGAAAACCACCTTTTGCTTTGCCAATAATAATAACAAGAGGAAAACTATCATAGAAAGGTAAGGTATCTTTATGCTTTGGATCGTAAAAGAACATACACATTTTACCAATATCAGTGTTATTATTAAGAGTCAATTCATCTTCTTGCATCAATTGACCACGTTTAATTCTACGATATTCTCTTCCACGCATCGTGTTTATCTTACGTCGAAACCATTCACGCGACTCCTTAGTGCGAGGAGTAATCCCTGCACGAAAAGCTTCTAGTTCTAGTGTTTTAAATATCTCTGTCATGAATCTATTTATACTTTTTTCTTAGGTTTCTTCATTGCTGGCAGTGGTTTTAAACTTTTGCCCTTTGGTCGTATTCCCATTTTATCAAGAGTATTTTCAGTCCATATTTGAAATTCCCAATTGCGGTCATCTGCATAATTTTTTGCAGCTTTCCATTTATTCATATTCTTTACATAAGTCAATCCTTCGGTAATATAACGTTTTGTTTTTTTACCTGGATTTTTCGGAGGTCGTGTTTCTTTATCTGGTTTGATTTCAACTAATATAGTTTTTTTATTCTTAAATGTAATTTTAAGATCAACAAAATATCTATGATATTTTTTATCAACTTCATATAAATATGGTACCACAACTTCTTCGCTTGACCATGATATAACATCACTTTGCTCATCACACCATTTAAAACAATGACGCTCCCACATTGATCTATACACTATATTGGTATAATCTCCTTTATATTTTTTTGGATTCTTTGGTTTAAATTTGCCTGAGTATGTTTTCATAGTTTCCTATATAAATATAATTGAGATAATTTAGACTTATTTATAGGAAATTTCGTATGGTATTCAATATCGAAGATACAGCTGCTAGGCTGAGAGGAACACAGAGACGGCTTATGTCAGGCGCTCTCGATTTTGAAACGGGTCCGGCACCTAAGAAGGCATCTCCTAGATTAAAATTTCCTCTTCATAACGAAAATGAATATCCAGCATATATTTTATTTCAACCAGTAATTACAACACCACCAGATTTAGGAG